ATTACATTAAAAATGAAATTAACGGGAACATTAAAATTAAAGGTACGTCAGGTCAAACTATTGATGGATCTATTTTAAGTACCTTAGGCAGTAATGCAGGAATTATCGTAGTGTTTGACGGCACACGATGGAATATTATATAAAGGAAAATAAAAATGTCATACTTATTCCCACAAGGATCAAACTCTGCGTTAGGAGTTTTACAAGTTGGATCTAATATATCTGTTGACGCAAATAGTATTATATCCATACCTCAAAGTGTTGCTAGTAATTCTAATGTCACATTTAATTATTTAACAACTACTGTAGATATAAATGCAAATGGCAATATTTTTGGATCAGCAATATTTGATAGTAATAACCGTGTAATAACTAAACTTACACCAACAGCAAGTAATGGTATATCAATTACAAGTGTTACTAGTAATGGACCTAATGCAGCCTTTACAGTTACCAATACAGGAGTATTAAATTTAACTGCAGGTACTGGTATTAATGTAAGCGCAAGTACAGGTAATATTACAATTAGTAGTACAGGTACTAGTATAATTAATACAACTGGACAGAGTGCTAATTATACAATAACTTCCACAGATGACTATATTGGCGTTACGGGCGTAAGCCCAACAACTGTTACATTGCCAGCCGGCATTACTGGAACTAGTTATATCATTAAAAATGAAAAAACAAATTCAAGTAGAGCAACAGTAGCATGTACTGGATCTGATACAATTGATGGTTCAAATACAAAAGACTTATCTCAAAACGCTAGTTTAACAGTAGTGTATCGTGCAGGTGTGTGGCGTATTATCTAATAGATAAATGTTAGTACTTAAATCAAAGTACAATGTAAGGCAAGACCCAAGTGATTGGCGTGACTTGCCTTATACCTATATGAGGCAACCATTGCGTGAGGTAGTTGACCTTAGACAGTATTGTAGTAAAATAGAAAATCAAGGACACTTAGGCAGTTGTGTAGGTCAGGCTGTTGTGGGAGCATATGAGTTATTATTGAATAAAGAAGTTCCTAATAAATTTGTTGACCTAAGTAGATTATTTGTTTATTATAATGCAAGATTAATTGAAAATGTAGTAAATGAAGATGTTGGAGCATATGTGCGTGATGCTGTCAAAGCATTACAAAAATATGGAGTTTGTAGTGAAAATTTATGGCCTTATCATATACAAGATTACGCTATAACACCTAGTATTGAAAGTTATACTGATGCTAAGAATAGGGGCATACAAAATTATTTTCGTATAACGATGTTTGAAGATATACTAGATGCATTAAATAAGGAAATGCCTGTAGTTTTTAGTATGAAGGTCTATAATTCATTTGAAGACCTTTATTATAGTAATACTGTTAAGATGCCTAGTACAGGTGAACAGCCAATAGGTGCACATGCAATGTGTTTTGTTGGGTACGATTTAAATAAAAAACTATTATTATGCAGAAATAGTTTTGGTACTGATTGGGGAATTGAAGGGTACTGTTATATACCCTTCGATTATGCAAGAAATGAAGTTATGGATACTTGGGTCTTTGATATTATGTTGAATCAATAAAATTTTGATTCATATTTATATCTAGGGGGACTAATACCATTTTTATAATCATTAATACCCTTGTCAAAACCCTCAGCATAGTCCTTACCATTTCCATGATAACCACTTGCCTCATATCCATCACTATAACCTTGATAGAATAAACTTTCACCAGTCTTTGTAGGGCGAACATAAGTATTGTTGTTAGCATTACTTTGAACTGGCTTATTGAATTCAGCCTCGTCATCAGGGTTTACACCAACTTCACCTACAACTTCATAACGACATGCACGACCCTTAGTTTGGTTGTAATCGTTAGGAATACTAACTACGTCACGAGGATTGATTTTTACAATCACAGTACGAGCACCACCGAAATGTTTCAAGTAGCCCTCACTACAAAAGTGTAGACCATAACTACAAGTGTTGTTTTGATTATCGTCAACCTTGTTACGAGCCATAGTCAAAACTTGACCTGGACTATTGTCCATTGTACCACTGTGGCAATCTTTGTAGTCATCACGAACTTTCTTGTAAGCTAGGAAGTGACCATCTGGGGTGATTGGCAAATTGTTCTTTTCCAAGAAACTATACAATTCGTCAACACTACGCTTGCTTGGGTTTTCAAGCAAGTTTTCCATAAACTTGACAAGAGGATCAATAGTGAAACCTTCTTGCAACATTTGGATCATGCGAGTTGCCAATGTACCATTGAACACCTCGTTGTCCCAATACAAGGTTTCACCTTTAACAGAGACACGACCTTGACCATAATCAAGTACGATCTTTTTAGGTTCAATGACACTTTGTACAGTTTCCCAGTCACCAGCCTTAATAGCATCAATAACCTTTTGATAGGTAATGTGTGTCTTAGAAATTGTGTGTGGCTTGTTGCCGATAACTACGGTAACATTGTTACCTTGAATGATGAATGGATAACTCATCTTAAACTCCTTTACTTTTATCAATTAGGTTAATATACTCTGCTACTGCCATTTTGTCAATACTATACCCTGACAAATTCTTTAACAGTGGGTAACGACTTTTTACTTCCATTACTTCCTGTGTGTACTTATCAATCAATTGTTGTGGGCTAGTATTTGTGTTTACATCATACTGTTTGCACAACCATTGAGTCGCATGTTGGGTGTGACTATCAATAGTCTTAACATCCTTGAAAGTATCAACCAATTTAATAAACGGGCTGTCTTTACTAATGTAGCCACTATTATAATTGATTAAGTCCTCAATGTCAAGTTGTTGTTTTACCAAACCCATGATGCTAGATTTGTCCATTTTAGACAATTTTTCTATAATCAATTGGTCTAGTTCAACCCAATTCTTTTGTTTCTTAATGAATTCAATATCCGATTTACGAACACCATAAATAGCACCAGTGTAAGCCTTAGATTTTTTCAAGTTATTAGCCAAGTTCTTAACGTCTGAACACTTATTCAAAGCAATATATCCACTTAATGGAATATAGTAGTAAGTTTCGTCACTATCAAACCTATCAGCCTTACCAGCATCACGCCAAACCATGTCATGTCTACGAGTCCATCCACCATCACCTCGTTCTTCTAAACACATGATTGTAACATTCTTAGCCAATGAAATACTGCGTTCCTTTTGAGCCAATGTGCTAGCCATCATAAAATAATTTTCGGGTGGGTTAGCAATTAACTTTTTAAACTTTTTAATATTAATTGGCTTATTTTTGTCATATGGTTCAATCACAAACATACTCAAGTTATTTAGAGATTGATCCTTAGTATATGTGGTTGTTCTAACATGATATTTGGCCCTTTCCAATGCACCAACCTTAGTATCGTTAATAACGAACCTTACATCTTTGCTAATTTTAATTTCGTGATAGGACCTGATAGATGTGCCATCTTGAATTTGATTGCGTTCATGCTGAGTTTTTACATTTGAAAAAGTATTATAATGAATATTCTTGGTAAAACCACGAATCAATATATTACATGTGTTTTGCAAGTCATCTTCAAATAATTTGAATCTAGTTGTGCGATTCCAATTACTAAAAGTTAAATATTCAAATTTTGTATCAGTCAGATATTTGTCAACCGCATTTTTCCAAAGGTTATTATTACCTTTTTCATCCAGGTACAATGCTTTTTCCCAATTGTTTTTAATCTTGTCAGCCTCTTGTGCAATATGAATAGATAATTGAGTGTTCAGTTTTTCAAGTTTGTTTTTGATAGATTTGATAGTTTCAGGAATGTAACTCAAGCCTTCACGACTTGCTTGGAAGTCAAGTTCGCCGATATTAAATTCCATTACCAAACCACAACTTAATAGTCGTCCTAATTCACCTAATGATTTATCAGCCTCAGGAATCTGAATTGGATAAGCAATGTTACCCATGATAGCAATAGAATGATGATTAGAATCTTTCCTACTATGTACACCTGGAATAATGTTTTCAGTTTCATATTCTACAACAGGAATACTAAAATCATTTACCCCAGATACTACTGGTTGCAATTTAAAATACTTATATACACTACGGGCCTCGTCACGAAACTTATTAAAGTCATAACGGTCATTGACAGAGAATTTAACCTCAACTCCATTTGGATCAGTGGTTTCTTCTTCCATCATTAATGCGATTGAGGGTACTCCCTGTTCGTTAATAAAGGCTGTGTATATACCTTTCTTACCGTCCTTAATAGCAGTTACGGTGAAGTTATCGGTATATGAGAAAGGAGACTTACTACCCAGCCCAAGAGCACCAATAAAATCATTACTTGAAGTCTTAGTAGATTCGAAATAAGTCGTGTAAATGTTTGTAACTTGTTCATGGTTTAATCCTGTTCCATAATCACGGATACTAAAATGAGGTTCTAGTTGATTAGGCAAATGTACATCAAAGGGTGTATTGGATTTACCTGCCGCTACATGACTATCAACTGCATTACAACTCAATTCACGGATGATTGCTTTAATTTTGTTAGCGTATAAACCACTAGACAAAATGTTAAATGCTTTAGCACTATTGCGAATACGAAACTCACCAATCTGTCCTACATTACTTACGATTGGTTGATCCTGAACTGCATTATGTAATTTCATTTGTTTTCCTGTGTGTTCAACTTAAAGAGATATTATAAACGATTTTGGATTTATTGTCAACCACTTTCTATAACCAACTATAAGGTTTCTTACCAGGTTCACGCACATCAATTTGCCTATGCTTTAGTTTCAATTTCTTGGCATAGTATCTTGCACGACCCAAATAAGGTGTGCAAATATAGTTCATACTATAACGACCATTAGCATCACTGCCTTCAATCATTTTATACAAGCCAACATAGTATTTCTTTTTTGGTCTACATAATATCATTACTTTACTCCAAATGTGTTCAATGCAGGTTGCAATGTGTTAATGTATTCTGTTTCACGGGCATGAGCAGCCTTCTTGCCACGCACAATTTCAACAACACCAAATACAAAACGATCCGCACCACGCTCACGCAATGCACGAGACAAACCCCAATTTTTGTTTTCAGTTGTGGCTCGTTGCATGTGTTTTTGCATACGGCGATTCAATGTCTTGCGAACATTACCTTTGAATTCCATAGCAGTCAAACCAATGTAGTACTCAAGTGTTACAATATCTTGGATATAGTAAATCACTTGGTTACGATCGGATCTGCGTTTGCGGGTGTTTTTTGAGTTCATAAGTGTATTATATACCCAAACTGATTTATTGTCAAGTTTGGGCATATATGTTTTTATATTGTGAAACCCATAAACATTTCAATGTCGTACCAGGCTACTGCTTTAGTATTCATTTCATAAATTAACACAGGGAATGCTTCAGTATTAATTTTGTCAAAAGTAATTTTTTGCTCAAAGTCAGATTGAGACTGGTCCTCGTCAATTTCAGCAAAACGAATGTTTGCTTTGTTAGTGTTCACAAACGTGTCAATATCATAAGACATATTAGGCCCTTTCAAGTGAATAAGACTATATTATATAC